CTTCAGCTGTTATTTCTCCACCCGGAAAAGGGTTGTGTTTCGTTGCTAGACGAAAACACCCTGAAAGACTTAAAAGGATTCGAAAATGTACGTCACCTCTTTGCCGACCACCAAGAGGACCCTAAACGGTCGGATCAGCACACTCAACCCACCAACGAGGGTCAACCAGCTCCAGAGAATGCCTCTACCAGGACTTCTGACTCAGTATCTGGATAGAACCAGAATCCTCCAGCGACGCACCTCAAAAAAATCAATGGTTGACTCGCTTAAGTAAGGCGATGGTTTTTGAAGGCCCGCCATGCGCGGGCATTTTTCACTTGGCCGCCGTCACTGCGTCGTGAACTCCGGCTGACTCTTGAAGTAGCTCTCGACCCTCTGCGAGAAGCTCGACACTTTCTCTGAGTAGGCCTTCGCACGCTGAGACTGCGGCGCGCTCAGCACCGCAGGCAGAGGCGCTGGCTCTTCGCTCACGTACCTCGGCGGCGCGGCGCACCCGCTCAGCATCAGCGCGAGCATCGGCAAGCTCACCGCGCAGGCCGGCAAGAGCGTCCAACGCTTCAACCATCTTCGCATATTGCTTCCTCCCCATATCGGCACGGGCAACGGCCTCGGCTTCCCGAAGCTCCGCCGCGTCCTTTTCGTAAAGCGCCGCCGCATACTGATAGCCGCCGGCGAAGGTCATCCCCAAAACAAGGATAGCCGCCAATAGTTTTACTGGTATTTGCATTTTTCCGTTGTTTATGTAAAATACACAACGTTGATCAACAAACAAAGAGAGAACGTATGCTTTCTTCGCGCGAAGTGATCAGCAAGCTTAAGGAGGAGGGATGGTATCTGGACCGCATTGCCGGAAGTCATCACGCTTTCAAGCACCCTGTAAAGAAAGGCATCGTAACGGTTCCACATCCAAATAAAGATTTGGTAATCGCGACGTTGCGAAGCATTGAAAGACAGAGTGGAGTAAAGCTTCTTAAGCGGTAGTTGGTCTGGCCGGGTAGGGAATGCGCCCTTCCCGGCCAACTGACAGATAACAATCGGAGCACCTATGAGATATCCTGTAGCCGTATGGGAAACCGACGGAGTTTTTTCCGCTGAGGTCCCCGATCTCCCCGGGGCTATCACTCAAGCCAATTCCTTGGACGAACTGGACGCTAACCTAAAGGAAGCCGCCTCACTTTGGCTAGAGTGTGTATTAGATGACGGGGGTACCGTTCCTAAGCCTACGGATCCGGAAAGGCTGAGAGGCGATGATGCGTATAAGGACGCTATGTGGATGCTCATCGATATTGATCTATCAGCACTTTCCGACAAAGTCGAGCGGCTCAATATTTGTCTTCCGTCCAGAGCCCTCCGACGGCTCGACATTCTTGCCAAAAAGGCGGGAAAATCTCGGTCTGGATTCTTGGCTCAAACCATCTACGCAATGAAAGCTTAACGTCCGAAAGAGCTACTCCAAAAAGAGCGCCGCCTCCGCTTTTCTCCGGCGAACGAGGCCGGGCACGCCGCCATTCGTGATGTCGAGGAACTGCTTCGCGCATTCTTCGTATTCGCCGGCATTTAGCGCACGCATGAGCTTCGGGCATTTGCCGACGAGCCCGCGCACGCCGATATTGAAGGCAAGAGACGTGAGCGCGATGAACTGCCCCTTCGTAACCTTCACATTGATGTAAGGCGCAAGTCGATCCGCCGCGAACTGAAGGTCTTTCCTCAACCAGTCCTCGGCCTCGTAATTCGTCACCACGTCATCCGGCTCAACGTCCGCTGTGTGGCCGTAGCCCAGCGTCCAAATTCCGGAGGTGCACTGATACGCCTTCGCGCGGAAGCCCTCCCACTCCTTCACAAAGGGGATTGCCCATTCCACGGGCCATTCACCGTAATTTTTCATTTCGCTCATAAGAACCATTCCTTGAAGCAACGCGCGACATAGAGCATTGCGAAGATCAAGGCTGTCCATCGCATCAAACGGATGACCCAAGGCAATTCGCAATCTTTCTTCATCACAAGCCACCTCATCACGGGGCAAAGCGCACCCGCCAAAGCTGATAAAATCTGTTCCATAGGCTTCCCGTTTCTGATTGCCTATAAAAAAGCCGCCCGGTTTAAGCCCCCGAGCGGCTTTTGCTTTATTTGGTCTTCTTGTCTTTCTCTTCGTCATCGAGCCCGATCTGATCGAGCTTGGAGTCCACGGCATTCTCAAGGCGCTTCTCAAGCGTCAAGAACAGCCGTCGAAGTATCGGCGGTAAGGCGCTCCCATAGCCCATTCGCTCGACGTTCTCGATTACCGACCCGAACTCACCGAGGCAATACGCGCAGAGCGTGATGCTTTGAAAAAGCGGAATGTCTCTCAGGATTAAAGCGAAGGCAACGTCGATGCCATGCGCGAGGATGATGAAGCCGAAGGAAAGTCCCTTCTTCATCATCCCTGACCAGAGTCGGTGCGAAGACCACTCACCCGCCTTACAGGCCGCGATCGTACCGGTGATGAAGTCCACTACCACAAAAAGCGCAAACCAGTAGACGAGAGGGGCGACGCTCTCAAGCGCCACGGCCCAAATCACCCCAAGGACAGCGCCAATCTTCATGAAGGTGACTTCCGCCACATGAGGCAACTGAGGGGTCATGGTCTCACCCCATGAAGCCGCGCAGGAACCACCCAGCAAAGCCGGCAGCGGCCATCCCGAAAGCAGTGCACACGATCCAGAAGGCGCGCACCTTGCGGCGGGTCTCCGTATCGAGCTGCGCTTTCTGCTCGTCGAGCCATGCGCCAATCTTCTCAAGCGCCTCGTCCTTGAGGCCGTAAACATTCACGCCAATTGCCTTCAGTTCTGTGATTACTTCTGCCTTAGTCATTACGACCTCCTTACTTTTGAACAAAACTCTTGAACGGGTTGCAGTAGTTCGTCAGCTGATGAACTTCCTCTTTCGAGCCGTCAAAGCTGAAGAGCTTCCACCCCAGAGAGACGCGCAGGCACTTCTCAGGCCAGAAGCTCCACTGCCGGATGTAATAGACGTGCCAACAAACTAACTTTTCGCCGCGATAGACGCGTTTGACCCAAAACCCGCTCTTGCCGCGAGGCTGATCCGAAACCTCTTCTTGCCCGAGCATTTCGAACCGGTCTCCCGGCCGCGTTACCTGCCCAAGGACGTCGATGTCAAAGCCATAGCAGACATTTCGAAGGAACCACGCAACGCGCCGCTTATACGTTCCCCACGCGGACGTATCAGGCCATCTCTCCCAGTGCCCTTTATCCCCGTCGCAGGGGTTATCCGGCGTCTGGAACCACCAGAGCCAACGCGGCAGATAGCCGTCAGCCTGCACAAAGAAAGGGAGCACCGGCGCAAGCACGCGGCCAACGATCGCCATTACGAGACTGACGGGAATCAGACAAAGCCACTTGAGATAGAGCACGCGAACCTCGACGAAAGGCGCTCCGGACAATCCCAAAGCGCACTCTCATCATCGAAGCCGCTCGCTCTATCACGCGCATCAACGCGCCGGCCGCTCCGGCTTCTCAACGTCGAAATCCGGCGCACGACGCGGCACAAGGCGGCTTTGATCCCACCAGTAGCCAACGCCCTTTTGCTTCATAGCGTTCTTCTCGACGCGGGCCAGATAACCCGGAGAAGCCATCTCCATCAAGTCGTTGTAAATTGCACGATCGAAAACACCCTTCGTGTACCAGAGATTCACGAAAGGAGCGTGCCCGCGCAGAAGGCGCAGCGTCTTCGCGTTGGCTTTCGTGTCTTTGTTGTAGAGACCTTCGGTCAGATAGGACTTCCCGGCGTCGAATGTGTCCAGAACCGTCCCGAAAACCGGCCCCATAAAGCGGATGAAGTTCGGGGATCCGTACGCGTTTTCGCCATCAAGGCCGGAAACGATCACGTCCGACAGGAAGCCCGCACCGCCGCCGACTGCCATGGCCTGAAGCCAGAAATCGGCCGTCGATTCATCCTGCGGATCACGGCCCGCCAGAAGCTCCTTAAGTTGTACGGAAATTGCGCCCGCAAGCGTCGTCGTCGTCATGACAAGCGCAGCGTACTTGACGGCATCAGCCTTGCCACGGGTGTGCGCGAGGTCAGACATTCGCTCAAGGTGACGACGCATGAAGCCAATGGGGAAGGATTTGAAGAGCATGAAGCTTCGCCACACCTCGCCCCGGACAGTGCCCTTTTCGTAGCCCAAATTCGCCATGCCGCGCGTGAAGAGATCTGGATTGAGCGACGCCATGCCGCTTTCATCCGTGAGGAAAGAGATGAGGGTAGTGGCTGCGCGGTCAATGTCTCTTTGCGTCAGCGCGTTATCGGCGAGTAGCTTTTGCAACTTGCCGTCGCGGATAGCCTGAATGTCTATCTCGCGAACGTCCTGCGTCGTGAGGAAGGAGGTGCCGAAGCGCTTCGTGTGCTTCGCTTCGCCCCAGATTCGCCAGATACGCTCATCGACGCCCGCACGCTCAAGAGCGTTTTTCGTATAGCCGTCCAATTTGTCCCAAGGGACCTTTGTGATCTTGGAGAGCGCGCCCATCATGTTCATCATGGACGCCTGTCGAACGGAATTTGTCCACCAATCAAGGAGGCTTACTTTCATCGTTGCGTTGGCGAGCATCCCCGTCCAACCTTGCCCCAGGTTGTTTTCTCCCCACCGCGTAATAGAACTTGCAAGAGAATCCGCCATAACACCCGCTCTAACCATCAGATCACGATTCTGTTTCCCGAAGGCAGAAAGGAAAAGCGACTGCACGGCATCGAGCGCCGGAACTTTATAGAGGCCGGACGACAGGAAGTAGGTCGGGAGGTCAGACAAAGACGAGATGAACGTGGACTGCAACTTGCCGACCACTTCCATGTTTCTTGCGCCCTGCATGATGGACGCGAAGATTTCACGCCCCGGAATCACACGATTCGCGTCGCCGTTCAAAGTGGCCCACGAGGCATCGACCAGATGGACCGAGACTTTCCCGCGCAGAATGCCATGAATGAGCCGCCCTTGATTTGCTTCCGCCTCTCCGGTGCGAATCATCCCGCGCACCATGTTGTTCGGGTTCGGCCCAAGCTCCTCCAAAAGCGCAATATCTTTTGCAGTGCGGCGAATGTGGCCGAGCATTGTGCCGATCACGTCTCCCTGTCCGAAAGCCTGCTGATACGCGAAGAAGGCATCGGCATCGCGAAAGTGCAAGGCGCGGTGATTGTCGCCACGATTTGCCCTCGACGCGGAGTTGCCGCCGAAAGATCGCGTCGAATTGCCCGCAACGGTCGATACCTCAAAGTCCTGATCGCCAGACGTGATGATGGTGTCATAGACGCGGGCGAGCATCTGGTAAAAGTCCGCGTCGCCCATAACGTCCCCATTAGCGTCGAGGTACTTTTCCCGATCAAGGAGATTCGCGACGTAAGCCACCCATGTCGCCTGGTTAATGTCGTGCTTGTTCACCTTGGGCCCGAGCGTGTTCACAACGTCGTTGTAGAGCTGATGCAAGCGCCCATAGCCGCGAATCACGTCAGCGGCGTGCGCCATTCGGACGACGTTATGCGTCTGCGGCATGTAGTGATCGATTTTGCCCATGTTGCCGCCGGCCGAGTTGTAGCGAAGCCGCTCCTGCTCGCTCACTTTGGTGAAGAGCTGAGCGACCTGCTTCGCGAGCTGCCTGCCGGTGTCGACGCCGTAAATCTCCTGCACTACGGCGCGCTCAAAGTTTTTATCGGCGAAGAGCCCCATGAAGCCCGGCAACTTTCCCTCAAGTTCTGCGGCAAAAGCGGTCACGTACTCATTTTGAGTGGCGAGCACCTTCCGATTCGTATCCTCAAGAATCGCTTGCGTGATGGCAAGGCCACGATAGCCTCTCTGGCGGTGGTATTCCGCGCGGCGATTAATGGCATCTTGTCTGATGACTGTGAGGTAGGCCCGCTGCTTGATCTTCTCGGCCTCGGCCTTTAGCGATTCCTGGTAGAACTTCCCGGCCGCGTCCGCACGCTCCTGAAGCGTCATCGTCAGCCACTTATCGGGATCAGCCTGCCGGACTTTGACCATGCCGGCGCGAATGCCTTCGAAAATGTCGGAGGCCTCAGAGGCGGAAATTTCACGCCCCAGAGAAAGCGCAATGCGCTCCATGCACTCCTTTTTCATGCGCATTTTGTCAGCCAAGCGCTGATTATTTGTCATTCAAACCTCCATTCGCGAGCGCGCACACGACTGCCACCGGTACGCCCTGATTCGCTTCCCTGCTGAGCTCATCAGCCTTCTGCAGTTCGTTCTTCAGGTATTCAGCCGCGATCCCAGTACCTTCTTTGGCCTCGTCAAGCTGCACCCTCATGTTCGGATCCGCCTCAAGCGCCGCCATTGCCTGACGCTTCAGCTGTGAATCCTCTGCAGACTCAAGTGCGCTAATACTCTCTCTGGCAACTGTTGCTTCTTGAGCTTTGGCCGCAGTCTCAATTCCTCGCTTAATGTCGTTGACAGAAGCAATTTCCTGACCGAAAATATTCTCATCAGAAGGTTGCTGTGGCCCAGTTAAGTCTCGGGTGCGCGCTTGTTGGAGCTCCAACGGGTGTAGGCGATTTGGAGGGCTCTTATCCCACAGCAACTTTCGATTTCTCAAATAGCGCAAATGGTCGGTTGAAAGTACAGTACCAACGCGGTAAACCCCCGCCGCCTCTTGGAATTCGACCAATAGAACTCCTCTTCTGAGGATTCCGTTTTCTTCCATGGCAATGGGTCTAGCAAGTACTAGTTGCCCATCCTTTTTGCCCTCAAATATTTGATTGTAGTTTTGCGCTACATCCCAAATTGCTTGCTCGATTGATTCATATCCCGCACGGCGCAGATCAGGCAAATGATCGTCCATATGCCCGCTCTTAATGCTTGATTCTTGCAGTCGCACAGGCAAAGGCTTTACACCGTCAATGCCTTCGGGAAGAACCGTCAAGTCAGGATTCCCGTTAACGCCCCAGACACGATGCTCCACACCATCGGGGCCACGTGCTACGGTGATGAGCTCCATCTTTGGGGCGGGCTCAATTGGCGGAACGGCCATTTCTCGAACAGCTTGCTGAACTGCCTTCGCCGAATTCGTGACACGATCTTTTTGCACCACGTCTTCAAGCTTTTTAACGGGGACAAAATCGCCTTCGTTGATCTTCACGCCAGTTGCGCGAGCGAACTCCCGCATGATGTCGAGCCGTGTCGGCATGAAGACCTCACCGAACATATTCGGGCCCTGAGCCGCGCTGTCCGCATTACTGCGGGCATACTCCGCAAGAGACGTGAAGGCGTCCACAATGCCGCGAACGCCGCCGCCATCGGTTTCGTTCTTTGCCAGAAAGTCGAGGAACGTTTGTGCTTCAGGAGTGCGCCCAATTGCGTTCTGTTGCGCAAGTTCAGAGAGCGACAACTTCCCGCCGGACGCACGAGCAGCCTGAATCTCACTCAGCACTTCAGAAAGCGCAGGGCGGAAATCAAGCTCGCCCGTACCCTCAAGCTGAAGCAGTCTCGGAGCCATCTGCCTGAAAGCCGAGACCATACGAGCAATGCCCGTTTTCTCAGTCGTATTCAGGAGATCAGTCAGGCCCATGTTCTTATAGACCTGCTGAAAGATTGCGTTGTCGAGGCGCTTCACAGCATCTTGAGTGGGAATGCCGTTGCTGTCTACCAGACGGGCGCGTTCCTCTTCCGGAAGCATTGCCGTGAACTGCCGAACGGACTCCGGCGAAAGGGTCCCGTCATCCCCGAATTCGAGCTTGCTGAGGTCAATGCGCTGAGCATCAGTCAGAGCCTGCTCAGTCGCAGAGAGCTGCGCCGTCGCGGAGCGATTCGTAATGTCGCCAATGTCTGCGGTTACGTCTTCGTCGCGCATGATGCGCACGAGCATAGGCCGCCTCATATCTTTGAATACTGAGGGGGCAATGCCCGTCATCTTGTCGGCCTCAAGCTCGGCACGGTACTTGTCGGCAGTGCCGCGCACGTAGGCCTCCTTGACGCCGACAGATCGGCCGTTGCCGGCGATCGCCGAGATGCTGTCCGGACTCCCGTAGCCCGGATTTACGCTCCCGTCAATGTTGTTTGACGTAAGTACGTCGTCCGCCTCGACGACGGCATAGCGCACCGGGAAGCGACGCCCGTCCGCCGCAACAACCACGTCTTCAGCGCCCCGCTGAGCTTCCGGAATGTCCGCCGCATAAGCCACAACTGGAGCGCCCGTAGTGAAGTCGTTTGACAGCCGAAGGCGCATGTAGTCCGGATTGCCGGCAATGCCGTTCATCTGGACGATGGAAGCTTTCGTAGAGCGGTCACGATTCTGCAGAACAACCGCACCTTCGGCCGTCGCTTTCTGCAGGCGCTCAGCTGAGGCCCGCTTGATGGCGTCGACCTTTTCGGCGTTGTAGGCATCTGCAGGAACGCGCACGGGCTTTTTCGCCTGAATCTGGTCATGAACGATTTGCTGCGCCTCATAGCCCTTGTTCACGGCCACGGGGTCAAGGGTATCGACCGGAAGATTCTCTCGGTTGGCGGCAATGAGTTCACGCGCTCTAGCGGCGTCGGCGACTTTCGGATCAATAGTCTTTGCGGATTCAGCGGCATCAACGGTCGGGCCGCTTTTCGGCTCCTGCGGGCCAAAGCGCACGCGCCCGGCCGCCGCGCCGAATACGCCGCCAGTCAGCGCCTCAATCGACACCGCAAGCGGATCGGTTGGGTCGAACTGCTCGGCCGCCTGATAGTAGCCCGCTTTCTCAAGCACCTGCCTCAACGTCGCGCGCTCATTCGTGCCGACAGCGACGTTAGCGCCCGCGCCGAGGACTGCACTTGAGAGGCGAGACCAACCCATAGCCGCAGGCATCATTACGCCTGCAGCGCCGGACAAGGCCGTAAAGAAGCCCGCCGCATTGGCAGTCTTCGCGTCAACTCCCTGATCCTGTAATTCCTGCGACTGCTGAATGCCCGCGTTGATGCCGTAGATGGAGCCCAAGACAAGCGCGCCTGCGGCCGGCGAGCCGACGAGCGAAGCGCCGGCGGCAGCGGGGACGGCGAGGCCGATTTTCGTCAGCTCCTTGGACGCGCCATAAACGACCTGAGCGGCCGTCGTGGACACCACCGGATCAGGCGCATACTCGTTCTTCGCAGTCTTGCGCCACTCGGCCGCCTTGTCCTCTAGCGCTTTCTTCCAATCGGAATCGAGCGGAAGCGTGCTGAGGGCCGTCGCTACGGAAGAGCCCGTTTCATAGGCCGCGCCGCCGATACCGCTGAAAAGCGCAGTCCCCATGCCGTCATACCAGGAGCGGCTATCGACAACGCTTTCAACGCCCGGGTAAGGCATTTCCATCTGCTTAGGCGAATCGTCCGCGCCGAAGGTGATGAGCGGCGTCTGGGGAAGCTGTACGGGCCCGCGCGGCGATCCGTAGAACTGATCGAACGAACTCATTTAGACGCCTCCACCGAAATAACAAAAGGCCGCCCTTGAGTGTCGTACATCAAATCGTCACCCGCCGCCACGTAGAAAGCGTTGGTCTCCGGAGCCGGGATGAGCTGAGCATTCAAAAGGTATTTGCCGAAAGCCGGTCCGGTGAATCGCACGCCGCCCGGAGTGCTCGCTACGACACCCTGCTTTTTCGAGTACTGCTCGCGGATCCCAGCGACAGTGCGGCGAACGTCATAGACCGTCGCACCGTCCTTCAGCGCTATCTTTCGACCGTTGTAATCCTCAACCTCGCCTACAACCGCTTCGAAAGCCTTGTCGAAAGCGTCGCTCATCGTCGCTTTGCTGTTCAGAACCATGCCGGCCGCGACGCCCTCGACGGCATCCATAAGGTTTTCTCGCAACTTCGGATCGCCGTAGAGTCCGTTGAACCGCTCCCACTGAGCTTTTGTGCCCAAGGTGGGATCTGATTCGATCCACGACACTGAGGCTTGCTTCTCCGCCAGAGCCTGCCGGCCCTGAAGGTAAGTAGTGGCATATTTGGAGAGATGAGGATCAGCAAGGAAGAGCGCGCCATTGACCTGCTTCCCGTCCAACTGCTTCGCAAGGGTGAGCATGTTTTCTTGCCCAATGCCGCCAGAGAGCTTTCGGAGGAATGCACCGGCTTCGACCGGCGACATCTTTGAAAGACGGTCATTGAGGCCCTGCGCTTCATCCTTGGTGAGAAGCGCCTGCGGAGTGCCGTAGTCCTCGGCCACGCGCTCGGAAGCAGTGACGCGCTGCGCCAGACCCTGACCGGTCTCAGTGTCCCAGTTGATCCCGTTAAGGCCGTAGCTTCCGGAGCCGAGGGCCGCGAGCATAGGATCATCAGCGCGAAGCTTTTTCACCTTCGCATAGGCCTGAATCATCCGGTCACGGTTTTCTTTCTGCTCGGCATAGTCGGGCGAGCCAGGCTTAGGAGCGGCCGCCGTGATCGTCGCAACAATGGCCGCATCCGGCATGCGCTCAAGGTTGTGGCCCCACGCGGCTACGGCCGCATCTGCCTGATAGGAGCGATACCGCTGAGCGCCGTCCTCACTGCCGTAGGCTTCAACGAACATGTCCTCAGAGAGCATCTGGGGATCATCTCCCGTCTCGGAACAGCGGGCAATCGAGTTCTTAATTTCGACAGAAAGCCCGTTCTTGCGCTCGGCAGTCGCTCGCTCAGAGTACGAGTTGGCCAAGGCAAAGAGTTCTGCTTTGCGCGCGGGCTTCAGCTCATCGACGAGCGGAATACCCGTTTTGGTGTTGGGGCTCAAAGCCGCCGCCGCAAGATCCTTTCTCGAAGCAAAACCCGGCATCGTCGTTGCCAACTGCAAAGCGAGCTGTCCTTTCGCCGCCTGCCAGATAGACGTATCGAGCTTGCCTTCAATGTCTGCAGAGAGGCCCTTTGTTGCCTTCAGCCCGGCAAGCGCGGAAACAGGATCATCCTGAGCCCACGTCGCAAAGCGATTCGCCTGGAAGGATTCATAGTGCGCCTGCATCAAAGCCGAGCGCTGCTCCTCATCCATGCCCTGAAGCTTTGCCTGATACTCAACCTCCTGAGCGACAGAGAGCCACGACTTAGCCAGATAGTCTTCGTCGCCGTAGTGCTGAGCCGCATCATCGGTAATGGTCTCCGCACGGGACTTCGAAGACGAAAGGTGATAGGCGTCGCCCTGGGCGTTTCGCCACCGCATCGCCTGCCCCTGAGCGCTCAGCAATCTCTCCTGCATGCGGCTTTTCACGACTTCCTGCACGCGAGGCGGTAGGCCGCTCAAGATCTCGTCATAGTCCTGCTTCAGGCCGCTGTTCACGCCGTCAAAGCCGTCGATGGCCGCGCGCTGTTTCGTCGTGAGATAGCCGCTGTCCGGATTCAGCATGCGCTCCTGCACGCGGCGCATGAATTCCGTCTCGGCATCGTCTGACTGCGCCTTGAGGTCACGCGCTTCCTCAACTTCGGCGTACTTCTGCAGCGAGCCCGCGAAATTCTCAAGCGGCTCCATAGCCCGTTTCATGGCCGTGCCGTAGTCGAATGTCGGGCGCGGTTCCTGAATAATCGCGCCGCCCGCACGGCCGCTATCCGGCGTCTGCGGAACGCCGCCCTGGAAGATAGGTACAACAGGCATTAGAAGCTCCCTTTACCAACATTGCCGATCTGGTTCCAAGACCAACGGTTGTAAGTTGATGCGGCTTGAGTCGCTTCGGTAGTGGAAGACTTCGAAGAATTGCCGCCGTAATTCGCCAGATAGTTGAAGCCCCAGTTTGTGTCCGCCTGCGAAGCGCCGCCGAGAAGCGTCACGCCGAAGACTTGCCACTTGTTCTGCTTCTGCGCCTCAGACATGAGCGCCTGATTCTTGTAGTTCACCGCCTGCATGCGGTAACCCCACGCCTCATTCAGCGCGTTCTTCTGAATTTGGTCAACTTCCTGAGCCTTCACAATATCGGTCGAGGCCTGAAGCTCGGCCGCAGAACCGCCCGCATTCACATCGACGCCATTGGCCGCTAGAGCCGCTTGTTGCGCCGCCTTTACGCGGCCCGCCTGCATCTGCACTTTGGCCGCCTGCTTTTCGCCAGCGCGTAGTGAGGCCTCGTATTGCCCCATCATCATTGATGCGTTGATGCGGGCAATGTTCGCCTGCGACTGCGCTATAGCGTTCTGGTACTTGGTGACGCCCAAGCCGCCGAAGGCCGCGATTGTGTTCGATATACCCTGAGCGATCAGGCCGGCATAGCCCATAGCGCCCATGCCGCCGCCCGTTGATCCTGTTCCAGCCATGAAAAAAGCCTCCTGCAGCCTAGAAGGTACTTACAGGAGGCTCAATCACGCGCACGACCTTTAGGCCGTCAGACCACTTCGGCCTCTACCGTCATTGAGATGATCGTCAGCGGCAGAGGATTGTCCTGACGAACGCACACCTGCCCGGACGATGACCATGTCGGATAGACGGCAAAGCCGAACTCGTCCGTGACCGGATCAGGCGGGGAGCCCGCGTATTCCGTGCTTCGCGGAGCGTATTCGGCCAGATTGTCATAGTCCGGCCCCGCCTTCAGGCCGGAGGAATCGACGACGCGGAAGAACACGCGGCGAACGTTCTTCTGATGCCCGCTCCCATAGGAGCCGTCCTGAAGCGCCAGAGAAATCGGCAGCGTCTTCATGTCGGCAGAGTAGGGGAGCCCGACTTTCACGTTGGTAGAGGGCGTCGAGAGCGTAATCTTTCCGCCCTTAACCACCTGCCGGGGCTCCACCGAACCTTCGGACAGAATCGCGACTTCCTCGCCCTCGAGCCACGAGAGGCCGGAAATCTCCTGCTTCGCCGCGCCCCGATAGGTGCCCGCGCAGTCCATAAAGCACGCTTCCTCAAGCCCCGCATAGGCGCGCTCATGAAGACGTTCGATGAATCGCGTCTGGACGCCGTTGATTTTGCGCAGTGTAGCGACGTACAAAACGTCCTCACTACCCTCGGACACGCAACAGCAGGACTCGAATGTACCCTCAGTCTCAATCGTCGAAAACGCTCCTACGGACTGCTCCGGCACATAGGTGAAGGCGATCATGCTTCCGTCTGAGGAGACAATCCAGATGGTCGGAATCGGCGCTTTCGAATAGCACATGTCCACGACCTGCTTGCCGTCAAAGAGGTGCGGAGCCATAAGGCACAAGTCCCCGGCGACGAATCCGCCCGCGTCATAGCGATAGCCGTACTCCGCAATGTGGCCGCCGCGACTCTTCGCAAAGATCATCTGCGAATTGATGACGATCGGCATAACGGTCGAAACGCCGTTGTATGCCTGGGGACTGACCTCAAGATTCTGCGCCGTGATCGCGCCGGAATCGGATGAGCTGATAACCCACTCCGCAGAGCCAGTGAGCGCCATCAGATACCGCATCGGAACAAGGTGCCGAATGCGATTCACTTCATAGGACATTACGCGGAAAGAAAGCCTATCCGTGTCCTTGGTCGGAAGCGAATAGGACATGTCCGCTTCAGTACCAGTTCGACTCGCCCAAATGTTGTTTGGGCGCGTAGGCGTCCCGGCAAACCACCGTCTCTGCTGATAGTAGGTCACGGCACAGGGGTAGTCGCCCGCAATACCCGCCGTGGCCGTCAACTGCCCGCCTCCGCCCCTGTTGGCGTATACGGTAACAACCGGGTTTGTGTAGTTCTGCCCCGACTTGACGATTCGGGCATAGGAGATAGTCCCGTTCGTTACGACGGCCTGCAGTTCTGCCCCGTAGCCCGTGGGATCGCTCACCACCAGAGACGGAAGCCCGCTGAACTTAGCTAAGTCCTGCTTAGCATGTAAGTCACCTGTAGTTGCCCAGAACGGGCTATTGTCGACCCTATCAACGTGGTAATCAGCCCGCAAACGCGGTGTCTTGTAATCCCTGCCGGGATTGATGACTTCAATTCCTGTCAAATGCGCATACCAGACGTGGGCGCTGTGGTATTCGTTATCCGTCGTCCATTCAAGGGTCTCGTCCCAACAGGAAATTATGGGATTGATGACGGCCCCGTATCCTATGCCCTCAGCGTCCTCAATCCAAACTTTCATATCTGGCGGGCCGTCATTGCTTTTGGCAGTCCAATCGACGAGCTTCCATGTCGAATTTTCGTAATATGAATTTATCTTATTCGGCGCAACGATCCCATCTACGAAGTCGTCATAGCCGGAGCCGCCATTGACGATGTTGACGCTCAGGATTCCTTTCTGAGAGTAGAAGGGATCATCGTAAGTCGGGGGAACAATGGACGCATCTGCCGAAATGTTCTCATCGACGAGGCGCGTTTCTTCGGTCTGCCCGATGTAGGCATAGACACCGCCCACCTCACGATAGACGCGATACATCTCAGCACCCGCCACGGCATTCCATTGAATCGTGTTGTACGCACCTTCGCCGTAGGGGTTGCAGGCGATCTCGGTCACGCCGGATTTTTCGCTCTCGTCCGTGCCGTCGCGCTTGATGGCCGTGACGCAATATCGGCGCACGTAGTCCGTAGGGTTTTCAACCTTAGAGTTGATGTGCTGAGAAACTGTAGGCGCGCCTGGTGCGGTCAAACTCGTAGAGAACCGAATGTCCTCAATGCGCCAGTCGTAGAGGCTGTAGCGCTTCAGCTCGCGAGGCGGATAGTTCGGATGAACGAGCGTCATAACGTCCGCTGACTGCACGTAGTGAATCTCCGGCAGGTCTTCGCCCCGGTAATCCGTCTGGACTTCGTAGGGTGCGGAGCCATCGGGTTTCATGAGCGTCTTGCCTTGAGTGTGGAAGCGAATGTACCTGTCGCCGAACTCAAGCACCATCGTTTCTGTCAGCGAGAAGCTGAAAGGTATAAGGCGCGGCTTTGAGCCCTGTGATCCGACCTTATTGACGTACTCAAAGCCCGGTCGCATAACTGCCGGCCCCTGGGGATCAATCAGAAAGTTCTTCGCCTCGGCTAGGCCCGTCTGGTACTTGCCCGTGTCGATTCGTGCGTACATTGCCGGGCTGACGACGCCCCCATTGAAGGAGCGCAGATAGGTGCGAATCGCCATATCTCAAACCCTCCGAGCTCGAATGTGGGCGGGAATGCGCAGCGGCCACGAGACCTCATGGACGGAATTCTTTGCGTCCATTGTCTTGGCCGTCGAAAGCGCCTCAGCATACTGCTGACGGAGCGCCTGCATTACCGATTGCGAGCCGCCGGAGACCTGCTGAAGCGGGCCGACGAGGTACTGCGCGAGAAGCAGAACAAGCGCCTGAACGAAATACGCCGGATAAATCGACGGGTTCGAGTTGAGGCCGACGTACACAATGACCGGCTCTTTCTCGTTGGTGAGGATCATCTTTGTGCCGTTGTCCGGATTCATCTCGACTTCAAAGCGCACCGGCTCAAAGCGCTCCTTGAACGGATTGAACCGGAGAAGCCGAATCACGCGGACGCACTTACTCGGAATTGCGTAGCTGTACTTCCAGTCGTAAACGTCCTCATTGATGGATGAATGCGCCGCCAACTTCTCGCGGCACGTGAGAAAAGACCAGTCGTACTCCTCACCGAGCTTCCGGAGGGCCTGCGGATACCATCTGGCGCAGTGCCCGGCCTGCGGTGAGCCGTCTGGCGGATCGATCGAAGTAACCGTTGCATTGTCGCCGAGCTGAGCAAGGGCCAGATTACAAATGTCTGCAATAGTTGCCATATAAAAAATGGGGACGGTTTCCCGCCCCCATCCGTCCAATCATCGATCAGCGATTAGCTCGCCGTGGTGATGTACTCAATGCCCTGAAGCGGCGTATTCATCGGGACGTTGATCGCATCCGAGAGATACGCCGTGGCCGTTCCCGCCGTGATGGTCGAGGCGGCCAGATCCCCGCTGCCAGTCGTGGACGGCTTAGCCGTCACGCGGACATAACGACGATGAGTGAGCGGCATTGGGAGGGCGACAGACTTTCCGCCCTTCAGCGCGTCAATGATGACAGCAGCCTGCAGAGCCGTGGCGAACGTAGTGCCGTCAGCAGAATCCTCGACCGTGACGGTGAGGGAGCCAGTGCCCGCAAGTTCAGCGGAGGCCTGCACAACCACGTAGAGCGGGCGATCATTGAGGCCCGTGGTGGGCTTCTCCTGACCAAAGTCCACGGCAGTGCCGGTAATCGCCGCCTTGGCGGACTGCGCTTCGAAGAAAACGAGTTTCTTATCCATCATTTCAAAGCCCTCCTTACGCAGTAGCGAGAACCGCTTCAGTGTTGGTAAGAACGTCCACGCCGACCTTGTGAACCGGATGGCCGCCGAACGTGAGGACCTTGCGGCCCGCCACTTCGTCCTGCGAGATCAGCACATTGTCCTTGTTGACGATCTGGCGGCGAAGGACGCTACGCACGCCGTCATTCATGTAGAAGGCGACGCGGCCGGACTGTTCATCCGGAAGCATTTCGAGCGCTTGCGTCATCAGGTCGATGAGGTTTGCGCCGCTCTTCGCGTTCGAGGTGAGCTTCGTCGTGTCGATGTTGCTGATGCGGACAACGCGTTCGGGGTTGTACGCGGCAAGACCAAGGTTCCATCCGAATTCGGTGATGAGCGCGAGGAAGCGCTTTCCTTCGGAATCGAAAGCGTACTGCTCGCCCTTGTTCTCGATGGAAAGGCCCACGTCCGAACCGTTTTCCGGATAGAAAAGGTAGAAGTCCGAAGGGTCCCAGTTCACGAGCCAAATGGAAGACTGCTTATCGGCAGTCGTGCCGCCGGCGCTGATGATTCGCCCCTTAAAGGCGTCGTTGCCCGGAGTTACCACGTTGGCAAGGCCGAGCATGTCGCGGGAGTTCGCGGCCGGATCGCCGTAGAACATTTTGCGGACCATCGTGCGCGAGAGGCCGCGCATGTAGCCCTCATCCTGACGAAGACGCCAGGCGTCGCGCTCGGCGGAAGGACGAGTGTTGTAAAGGTCACGATCGACCTCAGAACGGGAGCGGACCATGCACGCCTTGTAGCGAACGTCCGCGCCTAAAATCTTTTCAGCGTCCCAACCTTCATTGAAGGAGCGTAGCTGACCTTCAGGGTAAGCGGTCACGATCTTGCCGCGATCGCCCATACCGTCGTTGCCGCGCTGAATAACAGCCTGGTCGAAAAGCGGCATGTAGTCGCGGATAGTGTGAATGAGTGCGCGGACGGGCTTCGAGGAAGTCAGCCCCTCAAAGTCCGCAAGGTTGATCGGATTGGAATCAGTGATGACATCAGGCATCATTTATCTCCGTTTTTAGCGTCAGCGTAAAAGTCTTTTGCGGTGTACGGTCCGGACTTAGCTGCGCCACCTGTCGGGTAACGTGCTTCGCCAAACGCCGCTCCCGCCCGAGCGAGGAGCTTCAAAGCGCCGGGGTGATTCCCCATCGGGGAATTCATGAATTCGGCAATGTCCTTGTCGAAAGTGCCGTCCGCGTTCTTCGCGAAGTTATCGCGGAGGCGCGCGACGTTAGCCATTGACCGGGCAAAGTTCTCGCCGCCGATTTCCGGATCCTGACGGGAGCGCTCGGCCCATTCATTGCTTGTGCGCTTGATGTTCTCAATCGTTCTCTGCTGCATCCAAGGCGTCATCTTGTCGATAAGGCCCTGCGCCTGCTCCTGAGAAAGGTCGAGCTCCTTGGCTACGCCCTTGAACTGCTCAACAGCCGGTTCCGCGACCTCGACGCCCTCCGGCGTGTTGAAGGCCGCGTACTCTTCGGGAGCGTTCTTCGGCTTTTCGTCCTCGCCGCTCTTCTTCTGCTGATCGTCCGCAGGTTCGTTCCCATCCGCGCCCTCGGCTTTCGTCTCGCCCGTACCGGAAGCGGGCTTTCCGGCCCCTTCCGTTACTGCGGACTGCGCAGCGCCGCCGTTTCCGGTGTCGCCGCCCGTGGCCGAGGTGACAAGCGTCTGGGGCTCAGCGGCAGTAGCCTGCCCGGTGCCGCTATCTGCCGGCGCTTGTGTTGCGGTGTAAACGCCGGTAGTCGTATTGGTTTCACTCATTGGATTCTTCCTGCATGAGTTGATACATATCGGATGAGACCGCCTTCAGTCGGGAGCTGAGGACAATTGCAACCGAACGACGGCCCTCATTGAAAGCCATCGTCAAAGCATTCGTGTTGAAAGAGGACTGTTCGGCCGCACACACTTCGGAAAGGAGCCACCGAAATGCGTGTCGGCCGTCAGCCGTCCCCAGAACGTTGCGAAGCGCAATGTCAGCCTTGAGCCTCGGAAGCTCCCGGCGACGTTCACGCTCCTCCTTGTCCTCTGTTTCTTTCTGGTTCTGCGATCTCATGCGAGAGATGATCTCGCGGCCCGCGAGAATCACGCGCAGACGACGCCTTAGCCCTGCTGATTCTCAGCTGCGGCCTGAAGCCCTTGAACTACCTGCCCGGCCATCGTCGAGCCGTCAGCCGGAACCTTGCCGAGCTTTGCGAGCGAATCGGCGGCCTGCTGCTGTTGCATAGCCTGCTGTTGCTGAGCCTGCGCCTGTTGCTGAGCCTGAAGCGCGGCCTTAGCCTCATCGGTCGGGACGACGACGGAAGGCGCGACGGAGAGATAGTCCGCGTACTCGTCCACCATCCTGAAGCCGTCCACTTTGTGAAGAACTTCGGGTTTGAATTGAGCCACCTGCCCGATACGGGTGAGGAACTGATCCAAGGCGTTGGCGCGAATGGCCCTCTGGGAGCGCGCGAGCATCGACGTGTACTCAATCGAGAGCTCGACGCCCTGAAGCTCCTCAGGAGCCGGAGGGAATTGGCCCTGACGATAGAGGATTGCAAACACGCGCTCAATGAGCGACTTCAGGACTTCATTGTTGAGGCGCGAGAGCACCGGCCCGAGCATCATCAGCTTCTCTTCATGGCGCTCCGCGACTTCCGTCGCCGTCATGCGCCCGGCACTCTGTCCGGACAACATCATGAACATGTCCACCGAGAAAGCCTGATTGATCCTCTGTTGAACTTCGGAAATGTCGAGCCTCAAGTGATCCACGTTCGTCTGCACCTGCCATGCGGACTTCACGACGTCTTGCGTCGTGGGATTGTCGATGTAGGAACGCCCGCCCGGCTCAAAGTCCTGCGGATTGTCGCGAGCGGCAGTCGGGAGAATCAGCGCGGGATTGATCTGCCAATCGATGGCGTTGCCCTTCTGAATCTGCTCATGCTGAAGCTGTTTGGAATCGCCCAGGGCGATCATGCCCGGTGCTTCCTCAGAGTAAATGTCAGTGGCCGACGCGCCCCAACGCCCGATCACGCAAGGGAATTCGTTAAAACCAGATTCCTCTAGTATCCCGTCCTTGTCGCTGTCGGTATCGATCAGCACGATGACACTGCGCCACGGCATATTGCGGTTGTCCCGCTTCGAGGCGTCACGGTCGAAGCGCGGCTCGATGGCGTGAATGAGCTTGTACTCGGCATCGACCTTGCCATTGTCGTAGTTGTTCAGAATGGCGTTGGAGAGCTTCGCGCGCCCGAATCTGGCGACGAGCTGCCCCGCCGTCATGGTGAAGCGGCGATAGAGCGTGTCCGGGATGCCGCGGAAGTCCGTGCCAATGCAGTACTCTCCGAGGGCAAGCGGATAACAGTGGAAGCCGTACCGCTCATCCTCAATGACGCACATTGCCATAACGCCGTAGCACCCCACATCGCGCCACCCCTGATGCAATGCCTGGTACGTGTTCGTTCGGGTGAACGCCATCTCCATGATGCGTTGAACCTGATCGAGCCATACCTTCACTTCCTGGGATTCGTCCAGATTCGCCGTGCCCGTCGTGAGCGCGAACCACTGCGAACTAGGATCTGTCATGCCGGACATGAGTCCGGCCGCGAGGATGTTGGCCGCGCGAACCGCCGTATTGTCCACGATGGTATTCCACCGGGACCGCGCCTCATTCTTGGACTTGCCCAGAGGGAGGAACTTGCCACGGCTTGGAGTGATGTGCCGCGAGATCTCAATCCACTGGTCAATGAAAGGCTCGCGCTCTTGCTTCAGAGCGCCCCAGCGAGAAAGAATCCTGTCTCTCAGCTTGCGATCATCACTCATCTCAACTCCTCATCAAGCGAGAGTGCCGCCCGAGCCGAGAGTGCCGGAAGTGCCCGCGCCGCCTGCGCCCGTGAGGAGCGTCGCGCCGCCAGAGTTGGACGCACTCTGCTGCTGTTCCAGAATGCCCGAGATATTCGCGTTCAGGCCGCCTTCCTGTCGGCGCTGTGCCTGCTTCTGCAACTGCTTCTCGCTTTCGGCCTGCTGTTGAGCGAGCTTCGCCGCATTCGACTGCGCCTTAGCCTGCTTGTTAGCCTGGTACATGTTTGCCGCCGTGGCCGCACCCGCGACCGCAGCGACGGCAATGCCTGCTGCAACTCCACCGCTCATTTCGTCCTCCTTGACAAGAGCTTTTCAAATTCGTCAGTGAACTCCCTCTCGGCCGCCTCAAGACTTTCGGCAGTCGTGGCGAAGCTCATTGTTATGTAGGTATCTGTCACCGCCCGGAAGGTCTGCGCCCGACCGGCGGCCCCGCGAAGCACGCGATAGCCGTCGATCTCCTTCGTCTCGGCCCCGACTTGCATGAAGCAGTGTCCGGACACGATGACGACGGTCGGAATTTTGATGACCGCTCCGCAGAGCACAACGCCTGCGGGTACGAGGCAGGTGCGGACGTATTCGCCCGCGTGGAAAAAGTGCTCAGTCGGAATGTCGATCTGGGGAAGCTCATCGACGCGCTCGCGCATCGCCATAGCCAACGCCAGATCATCCGGAGAGCAAGGCGGCAGTGCCGCCGCAGGAGCAAGCGCCGTCGTCATAGCTTCTTCCAGAAAACGCGATTCATGGGCGTAGCGACGCGGCTGAAAAACCGCTCAGCCGCAGTCCCTTCCTTCGTGCCGAAGTAGATGCCGTAGCACCCGTCCTGCTTCGCGTAGCGCTCCACCTCGCGGATGAAGCGCACGGAAAACGCGCCTCGGTGCGCCGGATCGACCCAAAGACTTTCCGACGACGCGAGCGACTTCCCGGCAAAGTGGGGGAGCTGAAAAACGAGGTAGTTGCAGACGGCCACAAGCCTCCCTTCAGTGTCAAACCCGCCGACTATCTTCAGCACCCCGACAGTCTCAAGACGGAGATACATCAGATAGTCCAAATCTGCCGGAAGATCCGGGTAACGGACTTCATCCGCATAAGCCTTCTGGACTTCAGGCCATGCCGGATTCTCAAGAATGTCTGCGCACGAACAGCGCCGGATAGTTAGAGCACTCATGCCCGCATATTCGGCCCGGTTCGAGCAATCACGCGCAGGAAAAAGCCCGGCTTCTACCGGGCTTTCTGGTCACTCCGCGCTCTCAGCCGGGTAGAACTTCATCGTGCAGAAATACTGTTTAGCCACGGAGTTACTGCCGTAGCATCGTGCTGTATTACCCTTAATAATTGGGGCCACGCATGAGATGCGGAATCCGGTTGTTCGAGCGTAAGTCAGCGTCGTCGTCTGAATGCCGCAAGCAATCACTTCCGGCTCAGCGGCATTTACAATCGCGAAATCGATCTCAATCCACCCATTGGTGGGAGCGGTGTATTGAACGTCCTCGCCGCCAACGGTATTGAATGCGACAGTCGGAGCGGTTCGCGAAGGCAACACTTGCGTCGAGACCCACTCCCTCTGGCTTTCGAGATGAGCGTTCATCGTTTCTTTGAGGAGAGCTTTAACTGCCATGTCAAAGCCCTCCTGCAAAAGCGCTATTCGCCCACGTTGGGATAGAAGCGCAAGTGGCAAACGGACGTAGCGTTCGAACTTTCCGTGTAGTAGTAGTACGTCGCACCTCGCTTGCACGGCATGAACGCAACAGGCCAAACAAGGCGACCGGGTGATTCACCCCGCGTCCAGTCGAGCTTTTGGGCGTCACGAATGCAAATCGTAGTCGCGGGTGGCTCGAGCTGAATGGATAAGAATCCGTCTGCTGGGGCGATGAACGCGTTTTCGTCGGCGTGCGGATACCCTGTAGTGATGGTTGTGTCGCTGTTAATGGGAAGCTTCTGAGGAACACTCTTATGGCTCTCTCGAAACGCCGTGAGCAGACTGCGGAAGTAATCTTTAAGCATAGACCACCTCCGCACGCGAGAGCGCTGAGAGCGCCTGAAAGAGTAGCTTTTTTACCCCCCCCCAACGGTACGAATGAAGCGCGCCCAATAGACCTCAGGGATTCGGGAGAAGTACATGCTGAGCGTGCTGCCTTTTCTTACTCTTAAGCCAGTTGAATATCCGGATCTGGCCGGGATGGTCAGCGCCGACTCGACATTCTCCACATTAATTCGCGCATAAGCATTTGCGTCGGAATTATTGTTGATTGCGAAGGAAACGTATCCATCGGCTGGAGGCGTATACGGTATTTCGGTTCCCGGCGTTCCGCCCGTAATGACTCCCGAAATGTCGATGACATTCGACCCATCCGGCGCACTGCGCTCGGAAACGAATGGGGCCGCAATGAGCGCCCGAAGTTTTGCCTTGACGCTCATGCCGCCACCTCCATGAAGGAATTGTTAGACGCTTGCTTTTGCGGGAATGAATGCGATAAAGCCGTCTTCAGCGAAATGAAAGGCGTATTGAACTGTTTCTCCCTTGCGAACGGGGACGAAGCCTCGCGCCGAGATTGTGTCGACCTTGCCCGAAGTGCCGACAGAGCCGCTGATCTCGATGAGTGCGCCTTCAGCCATCGGCACGTAGATGTAAAGGTATCCGTCTTCGGGAGCGGTGTAAGAATTCCACCACTTGTCCGGCACGCCGCCTGAAATCGTAATGCTGTTGCGCGAAGGGAAGGCCCCACGCGCTGAAGCTTTCCCGAAGGCTTTGAGGAGGCTCTTACGCATAGCGAGCCTCCCTCATAAAAATGGAGCGGAGGAACTTTACCCCCCCCCTCCCCACGGAGTAGATGAATAGTTTAGAAGTCACGGGCACTCCTTCACTTGTACCAAAACTGATGGTTGCTCCCTTCTTGACCGGGATCCAAGGTGCTTGCTGATGGCTTGCGCCGGGAGCGGCAAAGCCGCCCTCAAGGTTGTTCTCGGGAGTGCGAACAACCCACCAGTCATTGACGCCGTTTGCGCGGCAAGAGAATTGAGCGTAGCCATCTGCGGTCGCGACGTAGGTCGGAGCCGAATTGTCGATGTTGACCACCTTGATGCCCGGCATTGCCTGACCGGAGCCGGCCTTAATCAGCTCCCTCAAAAAGCTCTTCACATTCATGCGTAAAAGCTCCTCTGCGCCTCACGGCGCTCAATGGCCTGAGACACCTCATACAAAATGCAGTCCGGGGCCGTTGGGTATTCCACGAACGGGAAGCCGCTCAAAATCGGCATATCCCGAAGCTCCTGTCGGTATCTAAGAATCGCCGTTTTGTCGTCGTCCACCAGCGCCGCTCTAGCCTTGTCAGGAGCGCTCTTTACAGTGATGTCCGAGAGCTGGATGTACTTATCGGTATCGGTGATGCGCGCATCGCGCTCCAAGCGAACCTCCACGGCATAGCGTTCAGTGACGAAAGCATCTGACTGTTCCGGAAGGTTGGCTTCCTCGTAGTACTGCCCGTCCAGTGACTGAAGCATCGGAGTGGGGCGGGCCCACGAAGAGAAGAAGAGGAGCTTCCGGCCATCGTCCATCGTCTCTTCTTTGTACTTCTTCCCCTGCGCCTTGGCCCACTCAATGTCCTCAGCGCTGGTATAGATGTGTTGGAAGGGCTTCGCGCTCGAGGCGACTACCTTCCCGTTGCGGTCGAGAATGACCTGATCCGAGAGCGCTTTCGACTTCGCTCGGGCCAGGTATCCGGCCTTCACTTCTGCGAGTGTTTTCACTCCTTGTCCTCCTTGAGTTTTATTCCGTTGGAACAGTCCCGCCGAACTCGACGATGAGTTCTTTCAGCGCCGTTTCGAGCTCGCTTGTTGCGAGTTTCGCATTGATCGAGGTATTGAGTTCGGTCTTCAGCGCTTCGAGCTGAGTTGAACCCGACTGCGGAATGCCGCCCTTCGTCACGCCGTCTCCGACCACGAGAGACTTTGTGGTTTCGTCCCAGTAGATCGAGCCATTGGAAATGACGGCCTCTGCGAAGGCCGCTTTCGTCGCGGCTGTGACTTTGTTTAGTTTCAGATTGTTTGCGTCAGTAGCCATTTAGCTTGCGCTCCATGTTCCAAAATCGAGGTTGGCTGCGGCCATCGTGCCGAGCGACGGCTTCCCGCTGATCGAGGCCCAAGCCCACGTCTTCGGGAAATCGGTTATCTGGGAGACCGTATGCGTGTGCGAAGTCGGAGCCTTCCCCGCGAGACCTTCGGTTAGAGCCGCAGTCGTTGCCTTCGCGTCTAGCGCCACCTGAAGGCCCGTCACGTCCTTTATCGCGTGTGTATGCGCCGAAGGCGTGAAGCTCGAAGGCTTATCGCTGATTGATCCCCAAGCCCAAGTAGTCGGAAATCCCGTGATCTGCGAGACAGGATGGGTGTGGCTTGTGGGCGGAAACGCCTCGGGCTTGTTCTTGATGAAACCTTTTGCCGTCGTGTCGGTCTCGGCCCAGTCGGCCTGAGCCTGCCCGGCCGTTGCCTGTCCGGCCGCTTCCTCTGCTCGGGCCGCCGCCGCTTCAGCCGCAGCCTTGGCAGTCCCGGCACTCGTCGCACTCGTGGCCGCCGCAGAGGCCGAAGCGGCCGCAGCGTTCTTCGAAGACGTAGCGGACGAGGCCGCTTCAGTAGCCGTCGAAGCTGCACTTCCGGCAGCGTCGCTCGCGGCAGAGGCCGTCTGGGCAGAGGCGGAGGCGCTTGAAGCCGCGTTTCCGGCTGCAGTAGCCGCGCTCGAAGCAGTCGTTTCGCTCTTCTTGGCATTGGTCTCGCTAGTCTTCGCCGCAGAGGCCGAACCAGAAGCCGCGCTCGCGGAGGAGGCGGCCGCAGTGGCGCTTGAGGCGGCAGAGTCTGCATTAGCCTTCGCGGACTTGACCGCCTCAATGTTGGCCGCGACTGTATTCACGGCGGCGATCGAGCCCCCGACTGTGGTCACACTTGTGACATTGTTCGCCACCGTGTTCACAGCGTCGATGGAGCCGCCCGCTTGCTTGATGGCATTGATGTTCTTCGCGACGATTTCGATGTAACCGCCGCCCGGCGTCCAGGGGGCCACGTCGTCAACGTTGAAATAGCCGAAGTCGTGTGAATTGGAGTGAGCCTCTGCAGTCTGGAAGTCCGCCGCAACGATGGCGACGGCATTCACGTGCTCGGCGGTGCCTTTGATCGCGTCAATGTTCTGGGCGTCCGTCCGGACGTAACTCATGCCGTCCGCGACGGTCAAGAGATCATCGACGTAGGGGAGAATGTCTGCCGCCCCCGCCTGCGCGGCCTCAGCGTATTTCTGCGCCTCTGCTGCGGAGCCCTGTGCGGATTGCGCTGAGGCCATAGCCGATTCAGCGTAGCCCTTAGCGACGACAGTCGCAGTATCGGCGGCGTCCAGAAGCGACTCAATCATTTCCTCCGGGGTGGTGGAGGAAGTGGCCGGCACCTTCAGCGTGCGGCCTGTCTGCTCAACAAGCTGCTGAATCTGGACAACGATTCTGTCCAAACCCTCATTGATGATTTCCGGAGGGAAGCGGCTGTAGTTCGTGAGCTGTACGTTTTGGGTGTAGGCGATGGCCGAACCGATGACGACGACTTGAGTACCGACCAGAGCTTTCACGAGGGTGACAGTGCCGCCCGGCGTCGCGTCCTGATCCTCATTCATGTCTACGAAATAGTCGGTGTCGTAGGTGAGGTTCGTTGAGGCGTCCGTGTCATTGAGCGCTGTCGCAACGTACACGTCAGTCGGATCGAAGATTTTGAAGCTGAAAGAGAAGGTGGACTGTCCCGCGCCCGTGAAAGGCCCGGCCAGTCGGCGCACGTAGTCGATCATGAAAAAAGCTCCAGAGTATGGAGCCATTTTTGAGCGGTGCGGAGGAATCACGCGCAGAGCGTCCGGCCCGGCGTCAATAGTCGGCGTAAGGGTTCCTGATGCGGGAGCGTTCCGACCGTCTGGCGACTGCAGGCGAGGGCAGATCATCAAGGTACTCATTGACCTTCATAGCGAAGGTGAGGGCCAAGGCGTCCGCGTTGTCCGGGGATGAGAGGCCTCGCTTTTTCATGTCCTCTTTCTTTTCGAGTTGGAGCTGTTGCGACGGTGTGTAGCAGTACTCAACGCCGGTGAGGTCAGTGGCTAGTTCGTCGTCGTCCGGGATGCAGCCGCCGGCCTCAAGCCACTCGCGCATTCGGCCCCACATTTCGGCGCGCAGGTTCTTGTAGCGTTTGGAGTTAACGGCCCCAGTCCCGAAGTTGATCTCGTTGACCGGATAGCCGTTGTGCTTGAGCCAGTCGCACGGGGAGGAGCCAACGCCGCCCACGTCAGCATTGATGATGATTTTTCGAACGCCCATCTGGCGGAGGCGGTTGTACTGCTCGGCCACTTTCGCGCCGACCTGCCACCCGTCGAGGCCGCGAAACACCTGCTTACCCATGCTCTTGCCGTCGAGGCCGAAACGCGTCCAGATGACGGAAGCGTCGTCGCCGAAGCGCGCAACGTCAACGCCGAGGATGGCAACCATGCGGGTGTAATCGACGTGAGGGATAGGCCGGGTTGCCGCATCATCGACGAGGGCGCGCGGGATGAACTGCATGCTCGACGAGGACGGGAAGATGCCGCGCACGCGGACTTTGAAGAAGTCTGAATCCTCGCCATAGTCTTCCTCCCATGACTTGAGGAGCACCTTATTGCTGATGGCGACGGTGCGGCTATCGACGTGACGGCACCACCAGCGATGCCGATAGCGGTTGAAGCAGTCGAAGAACCTGCCGGTGTTGCGAGTGGGGTTGCCGAAGCAAGACCAGATGATTTGGGTATCGCGGTCGGTCAAAGCACCTTCGATCACCTCCCAGATCTGATCCGCGATGGCCGAAGCTTCGTCGAAGATCACGAGAATGCGCTTGCCCTGGTTGTGCAGGCCGGCGAAGGCCTCGGGGTTTGACTCTGACCAAGGGATGGCGTCGATGCGCCATGTCTTTTCGTGGCCGGGTTGTTTCGACGCGATGGAAGTGGCCGTGAATTCGAACCAATCCCGGAAGATACAGAGGTGATACCACTTCGCAAGCTCAGCCCAAGTCTTGGTTCGGAGCTGAGTATCGGTGTTGGCCGTGATGACGCCGCGAGTGTCCGGGAAAGTGCAGATAGCCCAGAGGATGAGCCAGGCGACTGTAGCGGACTTGCCGATGCCGTGGCCAGAAGCCACTGCGGTGCGGATAACTTCGGACGACGAGGCCCCGGCCTGAAGCTTCTGGCCGATCTCAGTGAGGAGTTCGCGTTGCCACACGTCAGGCCCGGTCATGCCGCTGAGCGAATCGCGGCCCCAAGGGAAGGCCTGCTGTACGAACTTGAGCGGATCTTTCGAGCACCTGCCAGCGACGTGAACGAGCGCCTGCCCGATGCCTGCGGGCGTGCTGAGGTCGAAATCAGCCATCCTTCAGCACTCCTTTTAGCGTTTCCGCAAGCGTCTGGATAGTCAGATCCTTGTCGGACTTCTCCTTTCCGAGACCGAGGGCTTGCGTGAGCGTGCGGAGAGCCGAATTCACAGCCCCGGCGTCCGTCATCTTCCAGACGGGCCGCCCCTTATCGTCCGTTACCTGCTCGCCGTCGAAGGCGAGCTTCGGATAGAGAACGGAGCCGACTTCGATCACCCGCATGAGGTTTTTGAAGACGTAGGCGGCGTCCGCAATGGACTGTTCCTTAGCGGGCACGCGGAGCGCGTCAATGGCGCGAATTACTTTATCTTTCCTTAGCAGACGGGAGGCCTGCACATGAGCGGCCTTGGGCGCATAGCCTGCCGTAATTGCGGCTTGCGTGCCATCCTTTGCCCCGCCCGCTACGTAAGCATTCACGAACGCTTGCTCTCGCGGATTCAGCTTCTCTCCCATCGTTTCACCTTTTTCCATCCTGCGATTGACTGACACCGCCGGGAGCCGTCGATATAGCCCCTGACGGTGCGAACGGGCATATCCATGATCTTTGCGATCTGGTCATACGTGTAGCCCTCAGCGCGGAGGGCCTGCACATGCTCGACGTCCTCATTCGTGTAGCGGGCGTTGGGGTGATCTTCCCCGATGATTCGCCCGTCATCGTTGACAGTAGCCACAACCATGACCCTAACGAAAGTATTCCGGCCATCCTCTGCGGACGCGTTCAATAGCCGTGCCGATGATTTTGGCGCGCTTAAGGTCGATCTCGGGCAGTTCTCTTGCCTTGCCTGCGGCCTCGACGAGGATTTGAGCTGCGATAGGCGGTAAGAAATTTGCAATGCCCAGGCTGACCGCAGGTTTATCGGGGGTTCCGGCGTTGGCAAGTCGTGGAACAGGGCGAATTGTTCCGGCACCACGGTGGTCGAACTTCTTTCGCTGAGGCTTCTGGTCGGGCTTGAGGGCGGTCTTAGGCATTGGGCTTCTCCTCCCAGTCGAGAGTTACGGTGAGCTTTCCGGGCTTCTTTGGCTTGTGCCATTCCTGCTCCCTGAAGTGAAACAAGTGGTCGTCGACGCCGACAGCCTGTGAGATGCCGTCAAAGTGCGCCTTGCAGTTCGCGATCAAGTTGTCTTCGTCGCGGTAACGGAGGATCGGAGGCTGACAGGTGAGCTTGATATTGAGCGTGCTTCCTTCGGCGAGGGTGACGCGGGCATGAGCCTTGATGGCGGCCGCCCTGGTGAGCTGATAGGCGAGCGCTTTGGTCTTCTTGAAGAGCGTCGCTTTGGCGTAGCGATTGAGGCGGGCATTCGGCGACAAGCCGCGATGAGGCCACGGGAATTCGACGGTGAGGGTTTTTCTCATTTCTTTTGTCTCCTCTTTCGAAGTTCGGTAATCCAGATGTTGAAAGTCGCGCGGAGGATGGCGACTGTCTTGTAGCGTTTCTCTATGAGTTCTTTGTTCGGCTCCTGCTCGAAGTACTTGCACTCGTCTTTCGATTCGACCGACCGGAAGCGCTGATAGCCGGAAGGGCCGAGGAGCCGGCAGTAGACGAGGCCGCGAGCGAGCAACCCCCACTGACCGCGTTGGAGCCGTCGAGGATCACCTTTCGGCAGCGGCTCAAGCGGTGCGCAGTTGCGGCATCGGAGGCACTCACTCATGTCGCTCCCTCATGATGAAGGTCGTCCGGCTGATCCACCGTGAGAAGGCGTGGATGAAGCGTTTGTGGATTCCGGTAGTGGTTTCCATCAGAACACCTCCTCGGGTTTCAGGTTTTTAAGGGCAGAGCGCTGTCGGAAGTCCGACCAGACGCACTTAATTGGGTAAAGGACCTGATTGAAGCGTGAGGCGATGCGCTCAGCACCAGCGGCATCGAAGTCGGCCTGTGCTAGGTTGGTTGTGACGATGGTCGGCAGGCGGTTTGCAGTGCGCAGATCGATGATCTGCTGAAGGCGATCTTTGCGGGCGTCGGTCCATGCGCTCGTTCCCACTTCGTCGATGACGAGGCAGGCGGTTGAGGCGAGCCACTGGCGAATCTTCCAAAGCGGCTGATCGAGCTTTGCGGCGTATGCCGGGGTATAGAGGTCGAAGTACTCGCTTGCCGGGATGAAGAATCCGGGAGCCTTGCGTGCCGCGAGGTCAGTGAGGATGGCCTTAGCGAGATGAGTTTTCCCAGTGCCTGTGAAGCCAAGGAAAAGGATCCCGGCCTCGGGGTGAGTCTCATCGAGGAGGCGCGTCATGAGGCGTTCAGAGAAGCGCTTCGAGATAGCGAGGGCTTTAGCCTGATCCTTCTCGGCCGCGTCTAGCTGAAAGCTCGAGAAGGTCTCTGCAGTCGGCTGACGAAGCCATGAGAGACAGCGGGACAGAGAGGCGTGAATGTCGCTGAAGCGTGCACGGAGTTCGTCTGCCTTAAGCTCGCGCTCGGACTTCTTGGGAAGTGCTCGCGGCGGCGGGTTTGCGGCACGCACGGCTTCAATCTGCGTGAATATCGGCTGCAGTGCTTGCTTTGAAAATGCTTTTTGAAGTTCGGGCATAGGGTTTTACCAGTCGTAATCGGCAGCGGTTCGTTGGTGTAGAGGCTTCGGCTTGGGTGTTTGGTTGGGGTGGTATCGGAGCTCGTTGGAGCACCACGTTCGGAAACCTGCAGGCCAGACCACTAGGCTTCGATCGTGTGCGATTGCGTGATTGACGAATGCGGAGAAGACCTGCTGAGGGTCCCCGATGCCGACCTTCTCGGCGATGGCCTTGTACTCATCGGGGATAGAGGCATCGGCGTCGAACGGGCATCGGGTAGCGGGCTTTTTGCGCGGCGTGGTAGTCCTGTGCTTCGGAGCTTCGGCCTTCACTGTGTTGGGTTTTGAACCCACGTCGAGCTGAGCTTCGCGCTGCGCTTCGTCGAAAAGAGACTGGTCGAAGTCTTCGGGATAGGGCGTCTGCGCTTGCGCAGATGCGACGGCGGCGATAGCCGACGAATTCCCGGAAGTGCGCATAGAACTTTCCCTGTTCCTTTCCTTGTTCTCTTCCTTGTTAACTTCTTTGTTAGGGGTCAATGGTTGACCCATCACGCGGTCAGAAATTGACCCATGCCCGTCAAAATTTGACCCATCAGCGTCAATATTTGATCGATCAATATTTGATGGATCAGAAATTGACCCATCGAGATTCAAGCGGTAGAAAGTCCGGCTCACGCGGTTGCCCTTCATCTCGCGCTTGGAAGAAATCAGCCCAGCGTCAATCAAAGTCTTCAATGCCGCCTTGACGGTGTTCTTGGAGCCGACCTCCATTTCTTCCATCAGAAGCTCAACGGACGGAAAGCACTCGCCAGACTTCTCATTGGCATGGAAGGCAAGCCAAAGCAGAGCATGCTTCGCCGTGGCGTTGCCTACCCTCTGCCTCGTCGCCCAGTTGATGGCACGAATACCCATAGCCAACCTCCCGTCAAAGGGAGCGAACTTCTTTCGTGTGCATGATCGGCATTTCGCGAAAGCGTTCGCGAAGGTACTGAAGCCGAGCTTTGGGGATGCCGCATCGCCTCCACTGGGCAACTGCAGCGGTCGAAATCTCGCACACCTTGCTCACAGCCGTCACGCCGCCGAGTGCGTCAATCACGGTTGACGACGCGGGCGCTGAGAGCCGAGGGGGCTTGCTCCGTGAAGTGTTCTTCATTTTCCTAAGTCCAAGAATGTTATTTCTTAGCGTTAAGGCTAAGTGTACTTAATTTTATACCTTAGCAGGGGAAAATAGGCAAGATTGCTAATCTGGCTTAGAGGAGGACTCATCATGAGTGAAAGCGACAATTCAAGGGCAATCGCCGAACGCCTTGTAGCGTCTTTGGATCGATCAAAGGGCAAGACACAAGCCGCGCTTGCCAGATACTGCGGCGTGTCTACTGCGGCCGTTGCGCAGTGGGTCAAGAGCGGATTCATCACTGAAAAGAATCTCGAGCGCGCAGCGTCCTTTCTTAATGTCGACCCCTACTGGCTGAAAACGGGCGAGAACGTTCGAAGCATCCACCCTGACGACGAGCCAGTTCCTGACGGCTATTCCGCCATCCCGGCCTATGAGCTGACAGTTGGCGCGAACAACGACTATGAAGCACAGCCGACATGGGAAGAAATCCACAGCACAAAACCCGTGATCCTTCCGGACGAACTCTTCCAGAAGTACCAAGTACTGCCCTCACAGTGCAAGCAAGTGATTGTCAGCGGCAACAGCATGGAGCCCTTCCTTTTTGACGGCGATAGCGTCGTCTTCCATGAGTTCCCTGATCCCCGCCCAGGTTCCACCCCAATCGTAGACGGGAAAATCTACGTGATCGGGATCAATGGCGCGTGGCGAATCAAGCGCTTGTCCAGAATCCGCAAGGGATTCATGGTCATGTCAGACAACCCGGCCTATCAACCAGAGGCATACACGGGCGACGACTGCGATCAACTGCGCGTCTATGGCCGCGTGATCTACGTGTCGCGAGACGACCTCTAAAACTAAGCGTACTTAGCTATTCTTGATTCACATCAAATCAGAGAGCTAAGTAACGCTTGCCAATAATACTAAGTGTGCTTAATATTGAGGATAGTGAATCGCTAAGCACGATTTACGCCTCCACCCCCGCCCGAAAGGCGGAGGTGCACCGGATGATGATTAGTCAGACGGGCGACGGAAAGCCGATAAAGGCGCGGAGCTAGTACCTCCCGCCGAGCGAGTAAGAGCGCACACGGGCAGACCTGAGCAGTGAATCTCCCCCGCCGGGAGTTGGTTCAGACCATCGGCGAGGGAGAAGGCCAACTTCAGCCCGTTCTCAAGAGCGGGCTGAGATGGGCCTAATTGAACTAAAACCCACGTTCGTTAGCCTCTTTCGCGAGCTCGTTCGCTAGTTTCGAAAAAGCGATCATTTTCCCTACAAAAGGATCATTTGGTGACAATCCGAGAATTTCGGCGCGCCTAGCAACAGTCTCACTTTTCGGGATCACCGCGAAAAGATCGATTTGCCACGTTAAGTAAGTTGAAGCCAACAGCCTAATCGCAGCTTCCTTAGAAAGATCAAAGTCTTCTATTGAAAAGGCTTGGGATATGACTCTTGCTGGATCGTCGGCCCAGGGCTCCAACGAGGCCTCTGCATGTGCCATTGCTAAGTTAACTGTTCGTAGCGTAGACGCTGCTCTTGGAATTAACCAAACACCGCCATCGTGAGCAGGGAATCCGCATTCATATCCCGAGGCAAAAAACGGGTATTCGGAATAAGTGGTTGGTTTGAACCTCTCAAATCAACCACTTATTCCGAATACCCCCACTTTTCACGCCCTCAGCGTTTAGCGCGCTGGGGGCTTTTCTTTGAGCACGACATGAACACCTACAAAACCCTCGTGGACTTCCGGCAGTTCAACCACGCCGACATGTGGGAGGTCTGCAAGGGGTTCCGCAGCGTGATCCATAAGGCGATCTACACGGCCGATTGCGAACTCGAAACCTTGCTGCGCGGACATCTCCAACAGCTTCTCGACATCGACGAGGACATTGAAGATCGCGAGGGTTTTGCCTTCGCGGCGGGCGCTTCGCTTGCTCACCAGATGAGGAGCCGCAAATGACCAAGTTCACGGAATTCCTGCTCGACACGCTGACCGGCCGCCCAGCCAAGGGCTTCAGCCGCCGCGAACTCAATGCCGAGCGCCGGGCTCAAACCCAAGCCGTCATCTGGGGCCTCATCTCCGTCGTCGCGGGATGGGAGCTGATGACAGGAATCTTTCACGCGATGGCGTTTTACGCCACGCACTAACAAGGAGCCAAACAATGGATTACAGCGGCTATCGCACGCCGGACTGCCTGCGGCGTGAACCGAAGGAAGTGCAGGACTTCTACGTTCTGATGGTCGAAAAGAATTGCGTCTGGAAACGCGTCAAGGATGGCCTTATCCGCCTCAGCGCGATGACCGCAGACGTTATCACCGACTGCGCCGCGCGCGACCCGGAGGGCTTTCTGCGCACTCTCGAGCGCGCACGCCCGATCGACTGCTCGGACGAGGCCATCCGCGCCGAGGGCCGGATCATCTCGATGCTCCACATGGCCGACAAAGTGGCCGAGGACTTCGAAAAGCAGGACGACGAGGACAAGGATGAGGAGAACGCAGCATGACCAGAGACGAAATCCAAGCAGAAATCGACGATCTCGAATCAGAGATCGAGAGCAATGAAGGCCGCATTGAAGACGCTCAAAGTGAGATTGACTCTCTCAAAGACGATATCGCCGGCTTCGAGAGCGAGAACGAAGAGCTGCGAGCCAGGATCGACGAACTTCTTTCAGAAGTCCCGGAGGACGAAGAATGAAAAGCTATCCCGGAAACTATGAGGGTGCTCCAGACTACGACGAGGATCCCGACTGGATGCTTGACCTCAGCACCGAACTCGCTGAAGAGATCCCTGCGCCGCATTGGTGCACCGACCTCGACGCTGATCGCAAGCTCCTCGCCTACTTCAATGGAGACTGGGAGCGCTATGACGACGAGACCATTGCTCGCCTCTGCGATCTCACGAATTGGGTGCTCGACAACGACTACAACCGTGACGAGGAGCGCGCGGCATGATCCCATATCACCCGCACCGCCGGCACCCTTCACAGCGCAGCCGAAAGCAGAAGCGCCTTGAGGCCGCCAGACGAAAGCGCGCGGCCGATCAGCTTCGCACCAACTCACAGCCCGCCCCTAAACAGGCGGGCTTTTTTGACCTTATTCGCTACATCTTAGAAAGGTGGTTCAAATGACGGATACCGTCACTACCGTTTCAATCTTCGCCGCGCTGTCAGCAGCACAAGGCAAATTCAAACCTATTTCCAAAAATAAGACCAATCCTGCATTCAAGGGGTACAAGTACGCCGACCTTCAGGCCATCCTTGATGCATGCAAACCCGCGCTCACTGAGCAAGGTCTATTTCTTACGCAGCGAGTCGAGTCCTGCGGCAAATCCGTAAAAGTCGAGACGGTTGTCTACAACGCGAGCGGAGAATCCCTCTCGTCCGGCATCCTCGAAATTGGTTTTGTCTCAGGGAAGAACCCGGCTCAGGACATGGGCAGTGCTATCACGTACGCCCGTCGATACAGCCTTTCAACATTCCTCGGCGTAGCGGCTGATGACGATGATGATGGGAATGGAGCCGGAGCAGGCAATACCCCTCAAGAATTCGTACTGACTCAGGCGATGGCTGATGCTGCTTTAGCAGCAGCAGAAGGGGGAGTTGAGGCTTACAAAAAGTACTACCAGAGCAGGCCAGAAGAAGAGCGAGTTCAGCTTTCTAAATTGGGCTACCACAAGGAGTGCTACGCCAAGGCTAAAGCAGCAGACGCCGCTAAGGAAACCCCGAATAAGGAGGCAGCATGACTGAAGGCAACCCGCTTCAGCGTATGCCCGAATGGCTTCATCAACGCGCAGGTTGCCTTACCGCTTCCCGCGCAGAGGCCGTCCTCAAGCGCTCCGTGCGCACTGGTCAACCGCTTCAGGCTTACTACGATCTCCAAGACACGCTCATCGCTGAGCGCATCATCGGCGACACAATCGGAATCGGAACTACCCCCGCCATGCAGTGGGGGATCGATCATGAGGACGATGCCCGCGCGGCATATGAAGCCAAAACGGGCGAATTCGTCGATCTCACGGGATTCATCCCGCATCCAAGTATTCCTTGGTTCGGCGCGTCTCCGGACGGACTGATCGGCGATGACGGACTTCTCGAAATCAAGTGCCCGAATACAACGACGCACTTGCGCAGAATCGCCGCCGGCGTAGTACCAGACGAATACAAACCACAAATGCTCGTGCAGCTCCTTTGCACCGGCAGAAAATGGGTGGACTTCGTGGACTATGACCCGCGTCTACCGGAAAACTTCGCTCACTTCCGCTTCTGGACGATCCGGTACACCCCAACCGAAGACGAACTGGATGCGGCCGAAGCCTTCTGCATCAAGTTCCTAGCAGAGGTGCAGAACGGCTACGACAAGCTCATGGACGACCTTGCGATGAGGGCGTAAAGCCAATGCCCCCCATTTTCGATATGCGTTTTGCGGGCACGAAGGACTCTGCGCTTGCCGCGCAGATCATCCCCTTTCTTGCCCGCGTCATCGGCGACGGCCTGCCCGAAACCGTGAGCGTGACCATCTGCCCGCGCGAGGACTTCGGGCTTGCGCTCAAGACCGTCGAGAAACACGTGCGCCGGATCAACGATTCGGCGCATGAGGGCCTGTCCCGGATCTACCGCTTCTCAGTCACGGACTTGAGCGTGCCAAGCGCCAAGCCTTTTAAACCCGGCTTCCTTCGGATCGAGGCCACCAGACGCGATGCCGTCGAGACCTCTCCGCAAGGAAGCCTTTTCGAGGAGTGAACCGAATTCAATAGTCCTGTTAGCCCCCGCTTGGGGGCTAAACGAACAGAGACTTACCTAATAGGATTCCGTGTGTTTGGCATCCGTCCCACAACATTTACACGTCGCCTTCACTACACGCGGTTCTGTAGAGTCGCCCCCATTCCATTGGACATTGAATTTTTCAAGTGTGGAGCCATGTTGCCACCAAGATCCTCCGTAATTAGAACCTTTGTCATAAACCATACAAACTTCCCGGTTCCCACACTTTGGACATTCGAAAACGTGTTTTGTTTGATCAATAATTCCCATGGTTTTGCCTTATGTTTAGTTAAATCTCCCCGTCTTGACGTACACTATTAGTTTTCTAAATGGCAAAAGTAATGGTTCCATTACCCCAAAAGCGAAAAGAAACAATAGGAGATTGATTCCTGCAAGGAAGATCCATAACGCCTCTGGGTATATTGCAATCCCAGAAACGCGGACAAAAAACAACTTAAACCCCCTCAATTCCATAAGAGAGTAATCAAGGAAGGCGTCCCGAAAAAATAGTGTTTCCCGAAGTCGGGTAGGGAAGTAAACGGCTAGATGATATCCGTTTTCACCGTCCTTCTCAATGTTCTTCTTGAATTCATTGAGGGCAGAGTAATTTGGGTACTCTACAATCCATTTCCAGACAGAACAGCCTGGATAATTAATGTTCAGTGAGCAGTTTTTTAGCGTAGGAAACTTTTCTGTGAGAGTTTCGATTTCAGCTTGATATTTCGGAGTGAGATCGCGTAATTTTAATGCCGGTTTGTTCCAAGAACTACTAGTCCAATCTTGACCGTAAAAATATCTATAGGTCCCAAATTCGGTTTTGTACTCTCGTAAGTATTCATTATCTTGACATGGCCATAAAGCTATATTTGTTCGGGAGTATGCAGATATAAGGCAAAAAACAAAACAAGATAACAAAAATGCCGACATCGCAATTGCTATTAAAAACACTAGCCTGCGAGCAGGAGTTTTAATCATGATATTCCCCACAAAAGAAATGTCGTAAATATTACAAATCACCTTAACGACGTTGACACCGCCTTATGATATCGCGTACGATATGCGACAGTGCTCAAAACACTGTCGAAAGCGGTTTCCGCCCGTTAAGCGGTTTTTTTGTATCTGCGCAACGCGTGGATAGCTCCGGCTACGCTGGCCGAGCGTGAGGCTAATAAAACACCCGAAAGGGGAATATGCCCGCCGACTTTCGACGGTTTTGAGCGCTTGGCCGCCCTCTCAAAAGGGGCGGATTTCAAAATATCGAAAGGAGCTTGTTATGCAAGCAATAGTTGATGCCCTCCACGTTGTTGAGGGCCGTCCGGTCACATCCAGCCGTATTGTGTCGGAATACTTCGAAAAAAAGCACAGCGACGTGGTGCGCGCAATTGAGGCGATTTCCACCAAGAAGCCTGAGCTAGTAGCATCGCGCAATTTTGCGCAATGGTCAGAACAGGTCGAAATCGGTTCCGGAGCAAAGCGTACCGTCACCGGCTACTGGATGGATCGCAAGGGCTTCTGCCTTCTCGCAATGGGATTCACCGGCTCGAAGGCGTTGGAGTTCAAGTGCGCCTTCTACGATGAGTTCGACCGCATGGAAAAGGCGCTCTCAGGCGAGAGCGGCCCCGACTTCATTGACGAGGCCCAACAGCGCGAGATTCAGCGCGCAGTCGGACGTCGCGCCGCCGGCATCGGGAAGAACTTCTCTTTGATCTACGGCGCTCTCAAAGACCGCTTCGACATCCCGCGATACACCTGCCTGCAGAAGCGCGACTTCGAAGCGGCTCTCGACTTCATCCAGAAGGCTCCGATCATGAGCCGCGAACAGTGGCTTCAGAAAGAAGAGTCCGAACGCAAGCGCATCGAGGCAACGACCTACCGCGATGAGCGAATCCCGGAAAGGATTCCTGCCTTCTACCTCACGGACGCAGAGGCAAAGAACCTTCTCGCCGGAATCTACTGCCTGCGGTACCTCTTCCGCCCGCAGATTCAGGCGTTCTACAACACGCTTAATCAGATGAAATCGCCGCTTGCCGCGCAGTTCTATGAGTTCTTCACGTGCATGCATCTCTACTTCATTGAGAACGACCTGAGCAAGCACGGCTACAGGATGGAAGACCTGCCCTGCTACCGTCACTGGCTGGCTCATCAGCCCGCGTAACTGATACCTATTTCTAACCAACAGCCTCGACGCCGAAAAGCGCCGGGGCTTTTATTTTGGAGAAAACATGTTCGAACTCACAACCAAACAGAAGGCTCAGATCGAGGTGCTCGCCTGGCACTTCGGCGATGAGCGCACCGTCCTTCACGCGGCAGAAGAGTACGCGGAAGCTGCCGCCGCGCTGACGCAGTACTTCCGAGCTCGTTACCAGGAAGACGGCCCAGTGCCAAAGCGCTTCGAGTCCGCGTGCGAGGAAATCGCCGATGCTTTCGTGATGCTTCACGAGCTGCTGGAAGTCTGCCCGGACATGGTCGACCACATCAAATCTATGGTCGACTACAAGATCAACCGCACCTTTGAGCGCTACAGCATCCAGGATCCGACCAATGGCGAAGACTAAGAAACGGCGCACAAAAAAGTACAAACCGCGCGCCCTGAAGGTTCCGCCTATGGTGCTCGATTATTGGGAAGAGCTTTCCGAAGGGGAGCGCCACAATCTCGACTTGGCCGGTTTCGTCGCGCTCGACACGATCCGGCGCGGCGAGGGCGAAATCAAGAACTGTCAGGACGTGTGCTTAGCCATTCAGTCCGGCTACATCGCGGCGCAGCGCTTCGGTGCAGAGTGGAAAGTAAAGGCCCTCATGCTCATTGCCTACTGCGGCGTTCAGCTCGCGGCCGACTACCTCAAGAAAGGCCGGAAGGTCGATGCCTGGATGCTCGAACCTGCACAGGCGGCTTTAGAAGTCGTGGCCGACATGGAGGCGCAGTGCACCAGACGCGAGCTAGGTGAAAACATTCAGGAGACTTTCCGGCACGTGGACAAGATATGCCGGTTCGATCCTGAAGCCCTCTGGACTGTCGCACCGGACTACGCCCGGAACGCGCAGACGGATAAACCTGAGCCCGTCAAAGCCGTTGAGGGCCGCCGCGCCCTGACCTTCATGCACGGCAGTCCCGTCATCGGCTACGTCGTCGACGACGAGGAGCGCGGCCGCGTCATCTGGCGAGAGCCCGCTACAGCAACAAACCTGCCCATTATCGGCCCGGTTCTATGCCTGCTCGCAAGCAAGGACGAAGAGCCGTGGGAATGGCGCAAATCGAACAACTAAAAATTCTTTAGGAGTTGATTCATGCTTCGCAAGAGCCCCACAACCACCAAGCCGAAGGCCGCGCCCAAGAATGAAAGGTACGTGACCCCCAAGGAAGCAGCCGAAATACTTAGCGTCAGCGTCCGAACAATTTGGAATTGGGCATCCGATCCTCGCAAAAAGCAGGAAGGTTTCCCAGCGGCTATCAGACTTTCCAAAAGCGTCACGCGATTCCCTCGCTCCGAGATTCAAGCTTTCGCTGAAGCGATGCGCGCCGCCTAATCTTCTGGCAGGCAGAAATCTGCCCACTCCTGCAAAAGCTTCCTCTTCAGTTCTATTGAGGCATCCCGGTCATACGCCGACTTCAAGCGCGCATCCACGGTGTGATGCAGGCAAAGCGATATCGTCCTCGCGTCCTTCCTCAGCGACTGTGCCCACGTCTCAAAGCTCGCACGAGCTATGGCGTGCGGCACGGCGATGATCGGTCTCCCCTCCTCTTCCGACCGCTTCCGGTCGATCCATCCCTCCCGTCCGGCTTTCAGCTCCTTCTCATGAAGGTGCTTCACGACATTTCCCGCCGTCGCATCTGAAAGCCATCCTCTCCCAGTCCGTCCGGGAAAGACGTACTGCCCGCCAAGATACTGCGCCTCATGGCGCTGTCTCTCAAGAATCTTCATCGCCTGCCTCGACAACGGCACGATGTGCTGTCCGTTGGCGGTGATCTTCATTTCCTCAGCGTCGATCGTCCAGACGCCCTTTTCCATATCAATTTGATCCCACCTCGCGAACCGGACATTGGCCGACCGCGAGCAAGTCAGAATCGCAAACTCCGCGAGCCTGGCTCCGACCGTATCTTCTCCCTTCGCATGAAGCGCGGCCATGAAGCCCGGCACTTGATCCGGCTCGAGGAACGGAAAGTGCACTAGCTTCTTTCTCTTCTTCTGCGCGGGCAGGAGCGGAGTGAGCAATCTGCCGTCAGCCGGGTTGAGTGCTTCGGCCGGGCGAATCTTCGCGACCGTTGCGGCCCACGTAAAGAACCCTCTGAGCACGGGCATGATCTTGTTGCAGGTGGAGTGAAGCTCAATCCAGATCGGCTGCATTAGCTTTGCAATGTCGTCCGGCGTTGCCGTCTCTACCAGAATCTCCCCGGCGTTCGGAATGATGTGCTTGCGAATTCTGAGCTCGACGCGTCGACGGGTTTCTGCAGCGTTCTTCCAGTCTCCCCGCTCTTCCTTCCATGCAAGGTACTGGGGAAGCGCAGTGGCAATCGTGGGCTTCGGCTTCTGACGCTTTCGCGCTTTGTGTTCGGCCACTGCCGTCCGCTTCTCCTCGACCAGATCGGCTCCGGCCCGCGCCTTTTGAAGCGCCTCAGCCGCAAGCTCCCGAGCCTCCCTCAGCGAAATGTCGGGATAGGAGCCAAGTCCGAGCTTGAAACTGTTGACTCCCTGTCTGCGAAGCATCCAAGAAGTCCAGAGCGCTCCGGTCGGCGACTTGCGCACGACAAGGAACAGCCCGGACACGCCGCCCACGGAATACTCTCCGGGCGTCTCCGCCTTCTCTTTGAGTTCCAGAGCGCTCATGAGCCTCGCTTTTCTCGGCATAGCCTCTCCTGCAGGGTGTTGTTCGAGCGGTAGGGCTTATAAATTGAAAAGCCCTACTGGATTTTAGCGGTAGGGCTTATACGCGGGCTTATAGATAGTGCGCTGGGGTGCACGTGGTTGCACTACGGTGCACACCTCAAAAAGGAAAAGGCCGTGAATTTCAGCGCTTTTTGCACTGCCATTCACGGCCTTTCACTGGAATTTGGTGCCGGAGAAGAGATTCAATGCGTATTGTCTCCCTAGTCTCTTCGGCTTGTTCAGTAATTGCGGGCTTTCACGCGGGCTTTTAAAACGCCCGTAACGAAGCTCAAAAAAGGAAAAGCCTCGGGTATTGAAGGATGTCCCGAGGCTTTCCGATCGATGCGACTGAGAGCCGCCTTCATAGAAGGAGTTACCGTCAGTCAAGCTTGAATTTTAGCGCAACATAACGAACTCTCGACAGCTTGTCGCGTTGAGCGGATTTACCCACGAAGACCTAACCGCCACAGACCTCTTTGCGTTAGCATCTAGCAAGGAACACCATACAGGAGGACTTAAATGTTCTTTCAAGACCGAGACATCTTCATTATCTCTGGCGACATAGATAGGGATGTTTTCTTGCGTCTTTCAGATTTATTGGCGGGCATTAAGGCTAGAAAAGAGGCGTGCACCCTCTTCTTGTCAACTTATGGCGGGGATCCTGACTCGGGATACAGAGTAGCTCGTCTGCTTCAAACAAATTATCGAAGGATTCGCTTCGTTATCCCCTACATGTGCAAAAGCACCGGGACCCTCATGGCTATAGCGGCTAACGAACTCGCGATGAATGATCGATCTGAGTTTGGCCCTTTGGACATTCAGGTTAAGCGCAAGGACGAGTTTTCAGAACACAGCTCCAGCCTTGACCTTGTTGAGGCGATGCGCTTCATTGACGACCAGATGCGAGAGTCTTTCGCGAAAACCTTGGTTCAAATTCACGTCGGCGCTCGGATTTCAACGAAACTATGCGGAACATTTGCCACGCAAGTGGCATCCGCCATTGCTGCTCCCCTATATTCACAGATTGATCCTCAGCGTTTGGGGGAGCTTCAACGCGCCATGAACATCACAAGTCACTACGGCCTTAGGCTCCTCAAACATTCTCAGGCCATGACTGAGGAGAATCTGAACAAACTAGTGACCTCCTACCCGGCGCACGGCTTCGTGATCGATAAAGAAGAGGCTAAAACGCTCTTTTCTTCTGTCACAGATATGAATGA